AGTGCAATAACGATAACAGCAGAGATAATTGCGTTTGCCATCGCACTCGGATCACTTGTTACCATTGCTGGCCCCTCCACCACGTAAACGCGAGAGAATTCCAAACAGGCTACCCAAATCCTGACTGTTGACGAACGTCAGCAGCTTAATGGCCACCGCTGCAACGATTACCGCGCCCAGCGCATCGAGTGGCCTGTCGCTATACCCCGTCCATTTGGAGAAGTAAGAGCCAAGCAGAGGCGCGCCGATAACGCCGAAGATGAATGATGTGATGAAGTAGCCCACCAGCTTAAGGCGGCTGATGTTAACCGCCGTAGCGACGTAGAACACTGCGCCAGCAAATGCACCAAAAACCACACCGTAATCTATGCCGGTTGCCAGGCCGAACATGCTGGCACCCATCAGACCACCAGCCGCTACCGTAGTGCCAGAAACAGGATCGGACATTAAGCCCCCTCTTATTGCCGTGAGTCCTCTCAGAACGAGGGGAAATAAAAAAGGCCGCCCGAAGGCAGCCTTGAGAATGAAGTTATTAGGATGAGACGTAGATTGTGGTGCCGGGTGCCGCCCGGTGAGAATGATTCCAGCAAACATTCCCGCGTCTGAGAGGTTTCCTTTTCAGGTAACTGCCGGAACGCCCCTCCGCATAGGGGGATTCACCACAATTATAAAAATAGCTTAAAAATTGAGGATGAATAATATTCATCGCTGATAACGAGTTTGTTGGTCCGCCATCGAGGATTCGAACCCCGAACCACAGAGGTAGAAGCTCCGTGCTCTCTCCCGTTGAGCTAATGGCGGAAAAAAAAAGACCAGCAAAAATAGCCTGGTCAGCGGGTCGTGCAGTTGTCTCTGCGATTTGGGCTTTCGCCCGGATGTATCTAATTATGGTATCGAGAGCATTATCGAATGCCATTTTAAATATAGCATCACTAAGAGATATCACACCGACCGTTAGCTATGGCTCACCCCTGAAAGACTTTGTGGGTACATTTCGCCGAGCGTGGCGCGGACACAAGAAAGGCCGCCATTTGGTAGCCTCTAAAAATGACAAAATCCCGTCATAACTAGGATTAGTAAGCGTTTTAAGTCCGTGTCGTAGAAACCACTCTTAACACACTAAACAATAAAATGCGGACCGCGTTAGTGATTTTTAGTGAGTTTTGCTTTATTTTTCCTACACACAGCAAAATAATAAAGCAGTTCTTGCCTAACTAATCAGTTAACGCGGGGCTTAGAATGAGGGATTATCTTTGGGTGACATACAGTATGATGTAGAGTCCGAACAACAAGCTTTTGAATTGCTCGAACGTTATCTGAATGGGCAGAGCTTACCTGATAAAATTACTTTCAATGGCTGGCCTAGCCTAACCATCAGGTTGACCGGTGATAAATTCAACAAATCACTTACCCCCTCTGTAATGAAGGGCTTCGTTGAGATGCAATCGCAGATCAACAAGTCTTATGCGCTGGCAAAATACGGCACTCCAGATGTTCGCAGGCTAACTAAAGAAGAGCTTGATGCTTTAGAAATAGAAGTTACAGTAGAGCAAGGTTCGTCACTTGTTGAGATCAACATTGATGGATTTCTGAGCAAGCTCACGCACGAATTGGTAGGAAAAATGAACGCCACAGAGATTGTATTCACAGTTCTCGGTGCTGCCGTCATATGGGGCGGTGTAACCGTCTTTAAACGTTTTTTAGATAACCGTAAAGATACTCGCCTCGCGGAGATTGCTAAAGAAGGCGATAAAGAACACCTGCGCGCAATGCAGGTGATGACTCAAGAAGAAACGAAACGCCTTCAGATCATCTCTGAAATGGTTGCCCAAAAGCCTCTTCTCGACAACATGGATCGCATGTCTTACGACGCTAAGACAACCATGGTTAAGTCATTCGTACGCTCAGATACTGCTGAAATTGATGGGGTAACCATCGATTCTGAAACTGCAAAAGAACTGGTCACAAATGCACGTCGTCGCTCTGTCGAAATGCGTATAGACGGTATCTACCGCATTGAGGAAGTGAATAACACTGACCCAGAGTGTTTCAAAGTTAAAGTTCGTAGAGTCGACTCTGACCAGCGATTGACTTGCGTAGTACAGGACATTTTCCTCGACGAGTCGGGGAACAAAGAAGCTCTCCAGCGAGCAGAATGGGAAAGAAAACCTGTTCATTTAAGTATCAATGCAAAACATGTTGACGGTGATATCAAGTCAGCTGTGATTTTGTATGTTAAAGATGTTGATAATAAGCCCGAATAATCGGGCTTTGCTTCACGATTTCACTTCGACATCCATCTCTAAGCACACATCCAGCATGCTAAGGCAGCCGTCAATAAATCCCTCTGCCATTTGGATCTCTATACGTATTAGCTTCTCATCCTTCTTTCTCGCTTTCGCGATTTTCCGCTTTGAGATGCCGTATAAATAATGAGCAACCAAGAGCGAATGCTCATAGGGTTTTCGTTTATGAAGCCGAGCCAAACACCCTTCGATAATCAGGGCGTCGTCGTCAGTGCAAGATAGTCGGGATTTACTTGTTTGAGGAAGAAGTCCTTTAAAACCAGCTGCGATTGGTGAGTAATCAACGCCAGAGTTATCACTTGCGGCCCATCCACCCCAACGCTCTAAAACCATCTGAATATCACGCATGTTTTCTCCACTGTTCATGCTAATACGCCGATTGCCAGCGCACGATCTAAAAACCGAAACAGCAGCGTTAACTGGTCGCCGTATTTCGCTTCAAATGCCACAGGATCAGCGTGCAACTCGTCGTGATGCGCTCTGCACAGCGGTATCACAAACAGGTCGTGCGCTTTGGTACCCATTCCACCCTGCCCGTGGCCTATCAGGTGATGGGGGTCGTCTGCCGGGTTATTGCAGCAACTGCACTGCTGCGACTTCACCCAGCGGGTGTACTTCTCGTTCTCCCAGCGATGGCGCTTTGGCCTCAACATGAAAGACTCTGGCGATTCAGGATCAATCTTCACCTCCACTATCTTCTTTGCCTTCTCCTGGAGGATGTGAGTAGCCGGTAATGACGGGACAATGTCGCTTTCACGCATTACGGAACTGTGCGATTCAGGCTTAATCCCAAGGGCTTTTTCCGCCAGTGATTCAGGAATAAGGTCAGCCAGATCGTTACGCACCATCCACCAGCAGAACTCTGGAAGAGTCAGGGTGTGGTCTTCGCTGAAACCCAGCATTATATTCACCCTTTCCAGTAACCATTTTACCAGGTTCTGCATGGCAATTCCTGCCAGCCTTTCAGTGGTTTGTTCGCGTAACTGGTTATCACAAGACCAGCAAAGACGGATGCTACCGGGTGCATGGCGCATCACTGTGAAGTCCCTTGCGTGCCAGTCGTTGTACTCCCACTGACATTCAAACTTTCGTTCCAGCCAACTATCAAGACCGTTCAGGCCACCAGCACGCTGGATAACTCGTTCATTCGCGAAAATAGCCTGCATACTGACATCATCTGTCAGTGGCTGGTGGGATTCAGGAATTAACCCTGATGGCAGATGCTGAATGGCTTCTGATGGCTTCTCAATTACCACTCTACCCTGTCGGAATAACCAGAGCAGTTCATTGCCGGGGCGGAACAGAACAACCCCGGAGATTGGCGCAATTTCAGGTGTAAGTATTGCTCTCACGCAATTTGCCCCTTAGCAATATGCTCTGCCCACAGTCCGCCGATCCAACGCACACCCTTTGCGGTGAACCGAGACTGGTTGAATGCATAGTTGGTCTGGTTGGTAGTCCCGGTCTTAACTTCAAAGCGCCCTGCTTCGATGTGTTTGCTCTTCGGAGTAAGCACGCGGTTTAGGCGATACATGATGCCGTTCTCAATGAGGAACATCGCGAATTCTGGTTCTTTAGCGTTCAGGAGCTTGGCAACCTGCCGGAACGTCATTGACCCAGTGGCTTTGACATAGCGATCAACAAATTCAGCCTTAGGTGCAGCTATTGCCAGCTCTTCACTCAGGCGTTGCTTCTGTTCGGCAAGGTCGGCTGCCAGGCGGAGTGCTTCAGGGAGTGTTTGCGGTATCACCATTCCTGCTCCGTTCTCCAGCTCCTGCCAGCGGTCAACAAGACGGGCAGTAAACTCCGGGCACAGCTGCGCGACGATCACATAGCTGTCTCGCTTATTAACTTCGTAGTAATTGTAAACCTGCTGGTTCTGGGGATGGGTGTGCTGCAATGCAGCATACCCCCCAATGACACCAGAATTCATGAGGCGTTCGATGGTCACGCAGACGTTGCTGTGACGAGAGTCGACCAGTTTTGCAATCTCCCTACTGGACATCGTTAACTGTTTGCTCATCGCTGCAGTGGTGTGGTGTGTTGGAAACATTACGGTGATATTCATCTGATTCATGCTCTTCTCCACTTATCAGGCGGCTGCACCCGCCAGAGGTTCATATTTCTTGATCGATATCTCTACTCGTCCACCAGGTACTTTCGGCCCCCACTCCACCAGCATTCTCTGCACTTGACTGTCATCCTCCCAGATACCAGCGTGAGTAAGAGCGTCAAACAGAGCCTTGTTGTAGTTATCGATGTCTCGGCGGCGTTCGTCCGGTGGATACAACATAATTTCGACGGCAGCCGGTGCTGCTGAAGGCTTGGGAAGGAAACGTAACTGCTCAACGATAGCCACACAGGCAGCGCTTTGATATGCCCTGCCTTTGGCGCTGATAAGATGACGACCTTTCAACGGCCCCTTGTTCGGGGCCCGCCAGTAGGTGTTTACGCTCGGTGGGAACGGGAGCACCAGTTTCATCATGACTCCACTCCATAGCGCCCGTTCAGGCGTCCAATTACGCTGTTGAACATCACCAGGCTTACGCCCATCGGTTTAACCTTCTCGTGGTATTCCTTCAGGATCGGAGGTACAACGACATTCCAGCTTGGCTTTGGCTTCTGCTTCAGGGCTTTTTTGATGGCGTCGTTGCATTGCCGTGCAACATCCCGAACAGCATTCTCATGCTCTGTGGATAGGTTTTTCATGCAGCACGCTCCTGAGGTGTTCCCATTGGAACGGCTACTGCCGGAATAAGCTCAACAGCTGGTGATGCCGACTCATTCCCCCAGTGATCCCAGCCAATAGCACCGCATCGGCTGAAGAGTTCGATGCGCGGTACGTCACCGTAGAGCTTCTCCAGGCGGAAACGCGCCTCTGCTGGCTTCTGGCTGTGCTCACCGAGTGGGCTGTAAATGACCTGTTTAATGCTGGCGCACTGCCGCTCAAGTCCATTTCCTCTGGTGGCGATCAGCAGGTCTTCGGTATTGGCTCGGGTGTAGTTGCCGCCGTTCATGCGGGTCTGCGTGTTCAGCAGGTCGAGGAAGTCGTAAAAGTCCTCTACTCCACCAGCCTGTAGAGCTTTATTGATG